GATTTTATCCCAGTTGTTATTTCTGAGGTTTACATCGTATTTTTCTTGTTCGGCTGGTTTAAGTAAATTTATATTCTTTGTATATGTAGCCATTATTTAGGTAAAACCTCCTGGTTAAGTACAAAATGAGTAAATTGAGCGAGTTCTTTATGTGTATACCGAGCTAAATCGATGTGACGGTTATATAATAAATCGACGTCATAGATAAGATTCATCGGGATTAAGTCTCGTAATAGCTTAGATACGGCATCACGTTGTTTTTTTACGCCCAACGATACCTTGAAGTGAACATTATAATTCTTATAGTCTTCGACGATACGATAGTTACCAGGGCCACAAATACCGTCGAGTAGTTCTCGTAGCTTAATTTCGGTATAAGGACGCTGACCGGCTAATGCCAATAGAATATTAAATCTTCGGTCATCGATCGTATCGTCCACAGCCGGAACAATATCCAATATAGTTTCCCATTGTGTTAAGCCATGAGATTCTGCCGTCATAATAAACTGCTCTCTGAAGATCTCGACCATCGTATTCCATAAAGCTTGCATTTCGATGCTTTCGACACGATATATTTCTTGCATTTCGGCGACGTTACCCGATACCGGTACAGCAAATTCGGATAAATCAATGATACGAGTATAATTATCAAATATAGTCATAGATTATCCTTTCGTTAATGTAACAGTGCCTAATTTCGGGATTTGATGAGGCTGTAAATCAAGACGTTTAACAGTTTTACCATTAATTTTAATATCGCCTACATCGACTACTTTATCTAAATCAACAGCTAAAGAAGTGACTACAGAAGTTCTAACCGTTAAGAATTGTTTTTCGTCTTGAGTGGTCCATTCTTTACGTCTAACCTTTAAACGTTCTTCGATTTTCTTAGTTAATTCCTCTTGAATTTCACTAGGTTCATGACCGGCTGTCATAACGACCGGGATCTCGTAGTTGATAACGACTTCTTCGGCTGCTTCGACCGTAACAGTATGTCCAATAGGTGCTAAACCGTAACCTTTTCCTTGATTAGGAGTCGGATCGAAGACATTTTGTACTTCTTTAACTAGCTCTTGAGACGGTTTATTAAATTCGTTATTTACGAAGACGACTTTAACAGTGCCACCACCATTCCAACATCGGTATATTTTAGAACCACCAGTACCGCTTACGCTTAATACTTTTTCTTTATAATCAGCACCATTACCACCGTAGGCTTTAGACTTTAGTGCACGGATATATCTTTCTCTGAAAGCTTCTGTATCTTCTTCGTCTTGACCCGGTACTAATACTTCTTTAATCTCGGCATTCTGTAAACCAGGGATACTATTAATAGGAGTGATACGGCCGATACAGTAATTACCTTTAGCACCAGGAGTTTCGCATACTAGTTTAAATTCATTATTAGATAGGTCGATCGCTTCAGTTACCCTAAAGTTAAGATCTTCAAAGTTAAACCGAGTACCAATATCGACAGCTCGATCGAATATACCTTTCACTTCGGCTGCTGTAGCTTCACGAGGTACGATATTAAATTCGACAGCTCTTAACTCTAAAAACGCTCGGTCAGCTGTTTTAGCATAGGTTTGTCTTAAAATCACTTGTGCCATAATATAGGCTTCAGCTAACTCAAAAGAAAAAGGAGCCAATGAGTCATATATCATAGATCCTTGTCGTTTATCGTATTTAGTATCGGTTCTAAATAAGGCATCAGCTAATATATTTTCATAAGTTTTATTTTCGTACATAGTCTGTTACCTCTTTATATATATCATTAATCGTGCCGTAAATAGTGTCGCACGAGAATACACATAATACGTCGCCACCATTATTAGAGAAATTAAAGTCATATACTTTATCGATTCTGTCGTCAGCTAATAATGCTTCCGTGATACGTCTTTGAATCTCGGCATATACGTAAGGGATAGCTTCACCGATTAAATCGTTTAATTCGATGCCATAATCCCAGTCGTATATCAAATATTTGTAGCGTTCCGTATTAATAATTTTAAAGATAGCTTGTTTCATCGCTTCATAGTCGCCACACATACCGATGATTTTATAATCGTCTTCGTATCTGACTCTGAAGGTATTAGAAGTCTGTTTCTTTGTAACCAAACTGCTATCAAGTTGGTTATAACTAGACATAGGAGTTAGTGCCATTATTTAGTCGTACACCCCGTGTTTGGATTATATACACGATCAATCGCTATATAGCGCTGACCACCAGTTTCTTGGAATAACCATACCTTATCGCCGACCTTAAGACCGTTATGTACTAGGTACTTCTTACGGCCTTTGTACTCATGGTTATGGCTAGCAAATTCAGCGTAACCACCGCCACCACTTCTATTTTCGGTTATATGATCGACACTCATTTCCATCGTCCATTCACACGTATTTTTAGTAAGCATAATATGGTCTTCCGGAATAATTAAGGTAGAATCGAGTGCTATTTCGAGTGGAGCTTCTGAAACGACTACACCGATTAACATCGTAGCCGGCTTCGTATTCTCGACAGCTGTAACGGCCGCCGACTTAATGACGCTTAATATCTTATTAAAATCATTATCCATTATTTAACACCTGTTCTAATAATATGAGTAGGAGCTACACCATTATGGTAAGCATAGTTAACATCGGAGTAATGAATAACTGAACCAGCTTTAGTACTATTACCGACACAGCCACCAGCACCGTCGGCTATAACGACATGTTCATCGCCATCATAGATAAGGATATCGCCAGGGTTAGCAGCACCAGTATACGATTCGATCGCATAACCACGACCATTCATAAATGTCTTAAGCCCAGGTACGTCTTTAATACTGGCATTATACGCATCGGCTAAATCGCTATTATAGTAAGAACCACCAGCTGTCGCTCTATCGACACAGCCTACATCGCCATAAGCAGAAGTAGTACCAGTGATAGAATCGAAGCCAGCTTGTACACCAGCATTCGTAGCATTACCAGCTTTACCAGTACCTTTAGAAGTACCGCCAGATTTCTTGTTCATAGCTTGGATGCGTTTACGAATCTCTTCGTCGCCTCTATCTTCGACCGTAATCTCGGGTTGTTGTTTGTCGAAGTAAATAATATCCATATCCATTAAATGTTTATTATTATTAAATTTATGAGTAACGGCTTGTACGTATACTAATTCATTAATGATCTGATCACCGATATTAAAGTTTAACCAGATACCGGAACCAGGTCGTATTTCGGTATGACCTAAACAGTCTTTTAAGCGTAGTGTATGAGTTTTTCGTGCTAACGTATCGAGTAAGTTCTTAGCATATTCGATAGCGTTAGTCTTCTTATCGTCGGGCTTAAACACCTTTTGAAGAACGCCCCATTTCTGAGTTTCGTTCTTAGCATAAGCTGCCCCAGTACGCCAGAATTTCTTAGTTTCTTCACCGTTCTCGGTAGCTTTAGCTTCACGGACTACTAAGACTTGTGTAAAGGTATTCTCGATAGATGAAGTGTATTCGTAATCACCGACTTGAGTAGCATCGATAAGAATGTCGGTTACCATATCGTTAAGTTCTTTAACCACGAGTAGACCTTTATCGTCATAAGCTAAGTACACAGGCTTACGTTCCTTCATTTCGGATTCTTTAGCCTTATATTTATCAGATTTAGATAATTCAGCTATGGCCGCCTCTTCGGTATAACCATGATCGGTGAGATATTTAATATCGTTTTTCTCATAATAAGTACCGTTAGGAGCTAATTTATCAGAATCTGAATCTCGTTTAGGAGGAGCCATTTTAGCATTATTTATGGCATCCCATGTCTTAACTTTATATTTAGGCGATTTAGCAAGTTCGGCTAGCGCATCTTCTTGTTTATAGCCGTGATCGGTTAAATACTTAATATCGTTCTGCTCGTAATAAGTACCGTTCGGAGCCGTAAAATTACTATCGGTCGACTTCTTTAAAGGCTTCATAACCGGTATCTTAGGAGAGTAAATATTAGTCTGTTTTAACATATCGAGAATAATATCTTGATACGTTTTACCGTCATAGATGTATTTAATCTTATATACGGTCGGACTAATATCGCCGACTTTAATAGCTAAGTCTTCGGCTAGGGCTTTAATTAATTCAGAAGCCGTTTTCTCGCCCTTAAATACGTAATAGCCTTCCGATTTTAAATACCGACATTGATCGTATGCCGTTACTTCGATGAAGTTATCTTTAGAGCGCTTCTTTTCAAAGATGTAGCCGACGAATACGAGCTCACCGTTAACTTTAAGGTTAATAAGGTCGCCTTCTTCGATATTCAGTACTTTATCTTTAAATACTTTAAAGGATAATTTAGCCGGAGCAAGGTCAGGGCTACGGTCTAGCGTAACCCCGTCTTGCGGATCTAGTATGTACATATCCTTTCGGTCGTGCATAACGAGTAACTCGTAGTTTACACGTAAGGGAGCATGTGTTATTTTTTGAGAATTAAATTCGTCCATGCGTCAGTCCCCTTTCCTTCGTTATACATACTAAGAGCTTGAGTAGCACCTAAATAACAAGGTACTCCAATTTTATTTAACGCGGCAATTTTAAATAAATTATTAGTGTTGCCGAATTGTTGTTTAACGACTCTTTGTAGTGTCGCTTTATTAAACCCGTTAGGAGATTTAACTTCTTTAGCCGGTACTTTATCGGTCGGACGTTCTGTCTTAACGGAAGCGTTAGCAGTGCCGTCTTTATTTTCTTCGATCACAAGCTTTTTAGTACCGTAGTCTCTCCATTGACGGAGTTTGATACTTATATACATATCGAAGCCATAATCGTGGTCTTCTTTAGTCTCGAGGTCCTCGATCGTAACTCGTTCCGTAATCATACTAAGCATTTCGCCTGTCGGCTTCATACGGACTACGGTAAACTTAACCGGATTACCGGCTAATTTCATACCGTGTATTTTATTAGCGTAGTATTCAGCTTTTTTACTCTTCTCGAGAATAGACTGATTAAACGGATATTTACTATTCGGTAAAAGGATCTCGAAGGAATATTCGGTCAAACCGAGAGGCTTCGGTATCGTTACTTCACCGGTTTGTAATAGGTCGATCGTTTCATTCTTATTGCTATAAGAAATATCGAGCGATTTAGGCGGTATCGGTATCTGGAGGTTGTCTAAGTAAAAATAATACATTATGTTAAAGCCTCCCCAGTGTTACGTTGGAATGCATCGACTAAGCCGTTAGCGAAGTTAGTGCTAAAGTCTTTATAGTCGACGCTAGAATCGATGTTATTATTATTCGTTACGTTTAAGTGAATAGTACGTTGAGACCAGGACTTAATAGCATCGTTCATAATGCCTTTATTTAACGTGTTAATCTCGTCGGCCGTTAACTGTAATGCTTTAGCAGTTTTTGCTGTATTCTTAGCAGTCTTCTTCGTATTTTTAGCTGTGTCTTTAGCAGCATCGGATACGGCTGCACGTTTATCGTTATTAGAATCGTCTGAATTAGTATCAATATTCGGTTGACTCGGATTAAAGATATTGCTAATTTTACCGACCAAACCATCGCCAGCATTCTGCCAGTCACTAGCTGTACCTAATATATTCTTAGAATCTAATTTATAGTCGTCAAATGCACCAGCATCGACTTGTACTTGGAATCTGGAAGCTACGACATTACCGACACCGTCTAATAAATTCTTAAGGAACGGTACTTGTTTCATAACGCCGAGCATTGCATTAATGCCCTGTACAGCAAATTCGACTAAGTTATTCCATAAGCGTTTAAATAAATTTTGTATTGCCTTAGCCGGATTATTAAATACATCGGATATGAAGTTAGCGAAGATAATAAATACGTTCCAGATATAAGCTATTTGGTTAAATAAAACAGCCCATAATGCACCGAATACACCGGCGATAACACCGACTACTGTATACGTAGTACCAGCCCATTCGTTATACATATCGATAACGAGATATAAAGCACCGATAATACCCATAATAGCGAGTGCTACCCATGTTGCTGGACATGCTAACATAGCAGTATTTAATTCCCATTGTGCGATACTAGCCGCAATAGTCGAAGCTGTAGCCACTAACCAGTTAGCAGCATATACAAGAGCTACGGTAGCTAATGCAAATAAAGCACCATGTACGAACCATGCATTTTCTTGTAACCAGCCAAATACTTGTTGACCGACCGTTAATACTTGCTTAAATGCATACGATATTTCATTGAATACATTTTTAATAATAGGTGCTATATACTGAATATTATTTTCTATGCTATCGACAAACTGTCTAAATTCTGGAGAATTAGCTAAATCATTAACAGCATCGAATAAGGGAGCAAATGCATATTCTGCGACCGACTTAATATCGGTAGCCCAGTCTGCGAACGTATGAGGCATCTTACGATATGCTTCTTCGATATCATCAGCATTTTCGAGCATAGCCTTCTTAATAACTTCGGCCGTAACTTTACCTTCGGACGCTAGTTTCTTTAATTCGCCACGAGACACACCCATCGTTTTAGCGATGATGTTTTCGATCATCGGAGCATTCTCGGCGATAGACCGGAATTCGTCACCTTGTAACTGACCAGATGCTAGACCTTGTGTTAACTGAATCATGGCATTCTTTTTATTTTCGCCAGTCGTACCACCAATCGCCATGACTTTATTAATTTTTTCTGCAAAATCTACGGCTTGTTTAGGATCGGGGAACGCATCGTGTGCCGATTGTGATAATGTAGCTACCGTTTCGGCCATCGAAGCATATTCAGTACGAGACCGTCTAGCCGAATCATAAATCTCTTTATTTAAGGCTGCTACATTACCTTGCTCACCAACGATTAAACCGAGACGAGCTTGAATCGACGCAAATTCTTGTGCTGCATCGAAGACATGACCGATCGCATCGCCTACTTTTTGAATAGCAGCTGCTGCTATATTCGCACCGAGCGAACCTAAGAAAATAGCTTTTAAATTAGATAAAGAGCCGTGTGCATTATTAGTAGCATTGCCTGTATGTGTTACTTGCTGTGCAAAATTCGACATACTAGACGATGCCGTGCCAGCCGTTTGACTAATATTGTTAAGAACAGGAGAAACACCGTTATTTAACTTAATCGTGTTAGATAATATAGACATATTCTACTCCTGATTTATTGCGTTTTAATTCTTTAGAAATATGGTCACGCTCCTTTTGTCGTATAGCTAAGGACGCGAATATAAAATTGCGCTCCTGTTCATCCATAGAGTTCAATTCGAGCGGACGTATATGTAAATCTTGGAGGGCCCTATGGTAGAGATATGCCTCGGGATTCTCCTCTATTAGTTTTTTAATTCATCGATATCGTTAGCTTTAGTACCAGCCATAACTTCTTGCAGCGCAGCTGTTAATACTTGTGTTTCGCCAGGGTACAACATAACGCTTAGCAATTCATTAGCGGAAGATACACCATAAGAGTCTTGTAATTCTGCATCGTTAAGAGATGGATATAATACGACAGCTTCGAGGAGTTCGGCGTTAAGATTTTCTTCGTTAACGACAGATTCTTTCTTACCGTTCTTAATAGTCGTTTTGGTGTTGCGTTTCGTAATTTCTTCGACACGTTTAGTGCTAATAGGATGTAGTACCCATTCGATAGGACTGCCGTCTTCGTTAGTAAAGCGTTCAGATACGACTACCTTTACGTCGGGTAAAGATTTAGCATTAGATTTAAAGAATCCGTTTAAGGACATATTTTTGATATCTGCCATAGAGGTTAATCTCCTTGATATAGAATAATAAGGAGCCATAAGGCCCCTTATTTACAGATGAATTAGGCTTGCATACCGTCTAATTCTTTAAAGTTTTCTGGAATTTCAAGACCTTCGAATGTGAAGTCTACGTCTTGTTCTAGGTATTTACCATCGGCATCGGCTAACGTAAGGTCGAAGTTATCGATATTAACACCTTTAATAACGACTGTACGAGTACCGGCTGCTGAATCGGAATCTTCGTTAGTAACTTGAAGATCGAAGTATACGTCTTTACCTTTATTCATGAAGTCTGTCATTAAGTCGGTAAAGATAGGCGTATTATCGTATACGGTCATAGAACCAGTACCTTTAGCACCAGTAGATTTATTACCTTTAGTGATACGGCCTAAGATAGCTACTTCTTCTTTAGTTTTGTCGACTTTAATAGTGACTTTTTTAGCGTTGAGTAACAAACGACGTTTACCGTTGATAGTCATATAAGCACGAGCTTCGACTGCACGGATGACGTCTTTTGCTAACATAGTTTGAGTGTTTGCCATTTAGTACTCCTTATTTCACAATGCAAGTAGCGTACAATTTATCCATAGCGACTGTCGGATTGATTTCGTAGTTAACGAGTACAGAACCTTTTTCATCGCCTTCTGTCGGGATTTCGACGTCTTTGGATTCGAATTCTTTAATCGCACGTACTTTAGCATAATCTTCGAATAATTTAACGATATCGTTCCATAAAGCGATACGACCGTCTTTATCGTTAGGAGTTTTGCCTAAGTAGTAGTTATTAAATAAACGTGCTACGTCATAAGCAGAATTATCGAGGACTCTGATAACTTGATTAAGGGCAAAATCTTTAGTACGTTCTTTAGAAAATTCTGTGAATGTGTTAACGTCTTCGAGGATACGAGTGTTACCTTTAACGTTGCCAGATGCAGAATCTGCTACGTTATGGAATACAATTTGGCCGCCTTTAATAAATTGTTCGAGTTCGTATTGTTTATATTGAACGTTGAAGTTATATTCGCCGTCGTATACTTTATTCGTAAGGGATTTATTAATTGGGCAAGATGCTTCGGCGCCAGTTAACCAGTAAACGCCAGCACCAGGTTCAGCTCCAGCATCACTTACCTTATTAGCTAAGGAAATAACGCCTTCATAATTAGCACGAGTATTATTGTATAAAACGACTTGGAATTTTTGACCTGTCATTTCACGAGCACGTTTAGCGAATGCGATGAATAAGTTTTGAATTGTTTGATCGGAACCAGCGTAACCTAATACGTTAAAGTAGTATGGTTCGATTAGTTCGATGTATTTTTGATAATCAGATGCTTGTACTGCCGTACCGTTAGTACCACCTGTTAAATAGGTAGCAGATTGCGGAGTGAATGCCGTCATATCGTTAAATGTTACGTATGCGTTATTAACGAGTTCTTTAGGCGTAGAAAGACCGGATTGTTCGTCGACTTTCTTAACGACATCGTCTGTCTTAAGATAAGTCGTTACGACGAATTTAGAAGCATCGTTAATATCGGCCGTAATAGCAACAGCGATATCGTTACCACGTACACCGCCGCACGTCGCTGTAGCTACGGTAGATTGTGCTTTAACGGCATCGGAATTTAAACGATATAAATATAAAGTTTTAGTATTGATGAATAAGTCACGTAGACCTTTCATTTTTTCATGTGCAAAATCGTAGCCGAAAATACGAAGTGAATCCTTTTGGAATTCTTCTTGTTCGACACGTACGATTTTGCCTGTTTCGCCCCAGTCAAGAGATAAAGCCATTGTTGCGTAACCGCGATCTACGATTTCGGCAAATGCTTTATTCTTGGAAACGAAATTAATATATGCGCCTGGCAATGTTTTATTTTGAAATAGCCAGTAACCGCCACCTAATGCCATAGGATAAGTCTCCTTTATTTAAAATATTAATCGTTAAAGATTTCGTCATTGAAAACTTCAATGACGGGTTTGTTTAAAGTTTCTTGTAGTAAATCTTCGACCTCTTCGATGCTGTATTCTCGATTTTCGATAACAGCGGCAATAAGATCGGCATATTGTCTAAAACGTTTAGAAGCGATAATCACTTCTGGAGTAAAAGTAGGAGTAGTATTTTCGTTAACTTCGTTAACTGCGTTCGTTTCGTTCGCTACGTTCGTATTATCTGTATCAGTTTTCTTTGTTCTTGGCATATGTTACCTCTTGGTTTTGATGTAGTGTAAGCATAGGATTAGCATTATGTTTATTTTTAAGTATGTGATACTCATAAGAGACCTTAAAATGTAAGATGCCGTCAGTAACACGATGACTCATATCGATACCGTTGAGGAGAGAACCATCTGAGAGGGTTATGTATTCGAGGTCGAAATATAAGTCTTCGGTTATCGGATTTATTTGTTCCTGTTGTGCTTCGATATAATCGTCGTCTGAAATAAAGAACATAATATCGAAGTCGTTACGGCGTTCGTACCGTATATCCATGATATGTGTTTGTTCTGTATTAAGTGTCTCGATAACGAAACAAGGGAATTGTGCATCTGCTTTAATCTCGTCGATGTATATAGGATATTTAAAACTGTTAAATAATGATTTAGCTATGCCGTCGATGATTTCGTTAATGTAGTTCATTATTTGCTCCACGTTGATAAGTACTCGTCGAGCGCGTTCTTCATAATCGTATCTGAAGCTTTTCGTGTAGCCGCTTCTGCCTTCTCTTGCATATGTAAGCCCTTAACAAACGACTTAGTAAGACGTTTACCGAGGACCGGTATAAAACGCCCGGGTCGTTGCCTGTGGCCATCGTTAACGT